AAACACATTGGGTGCAAACCAAGACATCACCTCACACTTTATCTTCACCATTGAGAATGCTGGAGTGAGCGTTATGGCTTGTTCTCCCCCTCGTCAGTTTTCAAAGATCCCTGTCATCGGTGCTACTGTTCAAGACGGAGGTTCTTTTTCTATTGAGGGGAAGCGTTTAATCTCAGCAACTAATGTTATGACAGGTGTTGTAGAGATTGAGTATAATGAGGAGGATAAAGAAGTTTCGTTAAAAGGTAGTGAGGGAGAAGCAACTACAATCTCGCTCGACCCAGAGTCCTTTCCCCCTTGGGTTGAAAAGTTCGGTCAAGCAACTAAAGTAGGAGAGATTTCTGCTTCCATTCTATATGATACGCTCAATACCAATAGACAGTATGTATCACAAGATGATAGTCGTAGACCAGAGCTTGCTATGATCTTGATTGAAGACGGAAAAGCCATTGCCTGTGATGGATTCATGCTTAATATGTCTCGACATGATGATCTTCAAGGAATGAATGTGAAGGTTCACTATAAGGACATTACACCATTGATGAAGTTCCTCAAGGCGTATGATGGAGGTATGATTGAGGTTCTTAGTGGAGGACAAGCTACCTTCTTTAAGGCTGAGGACAGTGCTTTATTTGCTGTGATGGACTTGCCATATACTTACCCTCCCATCACACAGCAATATGCTGATGCCTTTAACTGGACTCCTCGTAGGGTTTGGATGTTGTCTAAGGAAAACTTTATGAATGGTCTTACCTTCTTATCAGCCTTTGCTGATAAGACTAACTTTAAGGTTTCTTTTAAAGACCCAGAAGATGAGGCTTTATTACCTCCAAGTCTTGAGATGAAGTCGTCTAATAGTAAGACTATTTCGTACAATCTTGAAGTGCCTCTTTTTGAGGACGCTGAGAAGCCACTAGAAGAGATCACAGACCTCTCTCACTTGATGTATGCTACTCGCCTTAAAGAAAAAGGTAAAGGTGATGACATCGCCACTTTCGATTTTAACTATCTTTCGGTCAAAAAAGCAGTGGAAATATATAATGATAACATCGTCTTTGGATGTTCTCAAGAGGGCAATAAAGGTTATATGCTCTTTAAGTCAGACCAAGACTCTGGTGTACAGACTGTTTCTATTATAGGTTGGATGCTTTAATGTGATGAATGATCTTGCTTCTCGATTTTACCGATTAAAAACACTTAAGGAATCATGCGTAAAACGCACAGAGGATCTTGAAAATGAGATCGCTTTCCTTGAGCTTGATAAGGATAAAAAGACAGAAGCAGGAGTCATTCTCGACACTCTCGCTCAAGATGAAGTAGAGCGTGGTGTCTCGACCTATATATCCCTCTTGGAAGAGGGGTTAAAGGCGATATTCCCCGAACAAGAGGTAGGGCTAACAGCCGAGATCTCAAAGGTGCGAGGGAAGGTAGCTGTTAACCTCAAGACTACCTTTAAGGGTCAAGATGGGCTTGAGATAGTAGGGGCTGGTTTAGATGCGTTTGGCGGAGCAGTGACCACTATCCAAAGCCTGTTGTTAAGAATCTCTCTTATCCTTAAAAGAAATCTTAGACCAATACTTATTCTTGATGAGACATTTCCTGCTGTGGATGAAAATCGAGTAGAGATCTTAGTCGAGTTTCTAAAAATCCTGTGTCAACGATTGGATATGGATATATTGTGTATCACACATGACGCAACCATAGCTGATAACTGTGATATAGGATATAAAATATCCCCTAGTAAAAATGGTGCTACCTTAAAGAGAATCAAGTAATGAAAAAACAAGGATCTATAAGACATAAACTCAAGCAAGTTAAACATCGACTGCTTAAGAAAGCCATACGCAACGGTATGTCGAAGAAGCCTTGTAACTGCACTCACTCTGGTCAAGTCAAAGGCAACGCTAACGATCCCCTTTTTTATGTCTGCCTACTAGATGCAGATAAACCTAAAGAGTGGGACGGGGTGATATGTGATCCCTCTGTTCCAAACACCTGTCCTTTTTTTAAATCAGAAAAAACAGAACAAGAAATCAAAGAAGATTTCGAGTTAGGGTTTGATAATCTCATCAATGAAGGAGACATGGGTAATATAGCTAGTAAGTATCCCGATGTAGCCGCACTGTTATGGGTACTTGCAGAGAGCACCGATGAAACTGAGGATGGAAATGATTGAAATAGTAGAACTAAAAGTGAAGGACAAAACACCCTTATTCTTAGAAGTAGATGTACCTCCTAAGTGTATGCCCTTACTCGTAGGTGACCCTAAAGGTGAAACCTTACTTAAATGGGTAGAGAAACCATCTAATAGAGAGTCTGTACTTACATGGGGCATAGAAGCCTCTGTAAAGGAAGTTATAGAAGCTATGCTAGGGATTGCACTAGATCGTAGTGAAAAAGAGCTGTGGGGCATAAAACAAGGCTCATTCACCGATGCTGAACAAAGGTTGAATGAGCTAGGTATAGATGAGGTGATTACCACTGATAATGTGGTTCACCCTAAAGACCCCTCTATGTTGGGAACTGTCATTGTAGCAGGAGGGAAATGCTTCCCCGTCATCCACAATGTGAGTCGAGGAATCTGTGTCTTAGACAAGGATTAGGTTTTAGTACAGACGAATTGTAGTCACCCTCGGAACCTTTTGAACTCTTTAAGGAGTTTATTGAGTTTTCGAGTGAGTAAGTCAACATCTTCAGAAACACTCCCTGTAGATTTGACTTCAAACCCAACGCTCTTGGCAAAGTCCCAGAAACTATCAGGGATCTCACCACTGTCACCTTCGTCCTCAATACTAAGAGTCCATTTACCCGCATAAAAAGATAGGGTGATAAAAATAAATTTAGCGACCTCGTTGTCTACAAGAATCATTGCATAAGAATCGAAAGATTCGATAACATCTACAGTGTTCTCACCAAATACATCTTGAAGTTTTAGGAGGATGGACTCTGCTGAGAAAGGGGTTGGGATCATTTCAGCGGGTATGATGCCACTGATCTGTCCCTTAAACTCAACTTCATCCGAGTCTGCATTCGCTTCGGTTATGTTCCAGCTCACATTTTGAAAAAGCTCTCCAAGTTCATTTTGAAGTTTAATAGCTATTTCTCTAGGTGAGTCACTCTCATCAAACGAAAAGTTATCCATCAGATCGGTTATACTCGCTGACTTCTCAAGTCGTGCGATACGACTCTCAAGGTCATTAATAATTTCACTAGCTGATCTTCTCATAAGGGTTCTCCATTTTGTTTAAGGTTAAAGAGATCACTTATGAGAAGATATAAAAGAACTATTAAAAGTCGTAAGCTCTACGACCTCTAAAAGCATTTTCGTCTTCAAGAGATTCCTCAATTTCACCATAGTTCTCTTCATACCAATCAAGGTGTCCAGGTTCATCTACTTTAGACTTCTTGAAGTACGCAAGAACGATAGGCATAATGATCTCTAGGAGAGGTATAGAAGCAAGACCCCACCATGCAGGGTTCCCAGTTATGCTTACCATTGTTGCAGGAAGAACATAATGTTCGAGTGTTTCTACAATAGCCATTGCGATTGCTAGTAGGACAACCTTAAAGAAACGCTTAGACCATTTTTTATACCAAATCTCATCTGCGTGTGGATCCCAACCCTTTGACTTGACGATATGGTAAGCGTGTTTGATGATCTCAATAGGGTTGATGACATTAAGAGCTTTCTTTAATGCTCTCTCAACAACCTTTTTGTCATGCTCTTGTGCCGCTTCTTGAATGATACGCTTTTTTACTTCGTTAGGTATTGGGCCATCATTGGTGTCACCCCAAGTATAACCCTCGTAAAACTCTGGTGACTTGCCTCTCGGAGAGAACCAAGATTGACCATGTTCTCTCTCGCTTTGCCTAAGTTTAGCACCTGTTTCAAATTCCTCAAAGTCAGCGTCTACTTCAGATTCCATCAGAGCTTCTGCATATTCTGGAGCGATTGCTTCGATAACATCATCCATGAGATCATCAACAGGCATAGAGAAAAGGTTAAGATGCCTACGATACTTATCAAGTGGTTCTGCGACATACTTGAGGAAAAGACCTTTTAATGAGTCTGTCATTCCTGCTTGATATTCCATAGCCGCAACTTTAAGCTCAAGTCCTGCGATACGCTCCATTGTAGCTTGACGATTCATTGATGCTTGCCGATAAGAGCGTCTTGCTCTACGATAACTGTTATCATGTCTCATGGTGGGTTCTCTCCTTTAAAGGGGTATCATATAACGATATCTAAAGATGATTATAAAGGAACTACAAATGATTTTAGGACTCGACCCCTCACTCAGAAACTTCGGTTGGACTCTCATTCGTGATGACGGACACTTCTTGGATAAAGGCACAATGAAAACCGATGCCAAAACCATGTTCGTTGAACGCTACATCACCCTGCGAGAAGGTCTAAGAGAAATCGTACAACAAGTCAGAGCAGACCACCCAGAGGAGACTTTAAGGGTAGGTATAGAGTCCCCCATATTTAATGACCTTTTCTCAGAGGGGATGTATGGTCTATTCCTATATAGCAATGAAGCACTCATGCTTGAGAAATGCGATACGGTTTATTTGTCCCCTAATCAAGTAAAAGCCCATGCGGCCGCTTTCCTCAATAGACCCAAAGGTTGGAAGATGGGTAAAGGTGATATGGTAGATGCGGCTAAACAAGCTACCGATGGTCAAGGGGCTAAGAGATGGAATAATCACCAAGCAGATGCCTTCTGGGTAGCTAAAGCCAGTAGCAGGTTTTGGCTCTTGGTCGAAGAAGAAATCACCGTTGATGATCTCTCGGACTTAGAGCGTAAACACTTTACCTCTTTTGAACGCTATGTGCGTGGAAAGAAAGCTGGTAAAGTGAAGCGTAAAGGGATCACACATAAAGAAGATGATCGCTTCTTTAGATGGTCGGAGACTTAACCCTCGTCAGCATCTGCTTCTTCATTGAGGATCGCTACCACTGTTCCATCCTCTTGAATCTGCCAAGGTGAACCTTCTGAAATACCAAGACGATCTCTTGCTCCAGAGACTACCTCCTGTGCCTGTGCTTCATTACGCTCTATCTGAAATGCAATACGAGTCTTACGAAGCTCTAACTGACCAAGCTGATTCAATAACTGATTAGCGTTCTGTCGTAGTTGTGAGATGGTAGACATCTCCTCCTCTGTGAGTGACCCCACTTCTACAGGTTGGTTGGTGATTGCTGGCTCTTGGTTTACATTCTCTTCTGACATCTTTGTCTCCTGTGCTTTTAAGCATACGGGTGATTTGGCAAGTCATGTGAAGTAGATCATCTACTTCACATCTCATATCTGAAATTATATTAGCTTGCTCTACTGCTACACTTTCTATTTGTACCACCCCTTTATCTGTTTCAAACACCTTGTCAACACTTTCTTTTGAACTACTGCCCTCTATACTTAGACCACTCACTAAAAAAAAACTAAAAAAAACCACCATTACTAATAAAACTAACTTCTTCATGGATTCTTACCCTGCTGGCGTAAAACCCATTGATAAATCTCTCGCATCATAGCGTTTTGTTGATTTAAGTCAGCCCTCATCTGCCTCAACTCTTGGCTGTTAAGTTGGACTTGATTCAAATCCTTCTCAATACGCTCAATCTTACTATCTAACTTCTCCACAACTCTCGCTTGAGACTCCGATTTCTGCTCCATTAACTTCAAACTAGTACTCATGTTGAACAAATAAATGATTACAGGTATCAGGAAAACAGATAACACCTTAAAACCCCACTCAAGTGCGTTCTTCATAGACTCGGACATGGCAATATACTCCTAGATTTTTTTTGCTTCTTATTCACCATACTGACGATATATAAAAAAACTATTACTTTGAACCATCCCACACCCTACGAATATCCCCCCATATCGTGTCCAAACCTAACCTAAAAATCGTGTCCGTGTCATCGTTGTCCATTCGATTAACTAAACCAACACGATAACAAATTACAGTGTCCTTGTTCAGATCTACCAGATAAAGCCTAACAACGACTCCCTCTAGTTGTAGATCAGTCACCTTACTCAATGGAGAATATGAGGTATAGTCTTTCTTAATAAAACCAGACTCCTCTAACCCTAAGACTAAACTCGTATATCGGTCTTCAATAGAGAGTAAATCAAACTCTAACAAAAAGTTGTGTGACCAGACTCTCTTTTCGTTAATCTTTTCGGTTATAGACATAAGGCATGGTTTAACCCCCTTCGTCTATAACACCCCAAATCATTTAAGAACTACCACACTTCGGAGAACTTACTCGCATATTTAAGCGTCTTAATCTGCCTCCCAAGCATTACGAATCATCTCCCACAAATCACATAACTCATCACTACCCAACTCATAGTGCATAGGGAAGTGGTACATCACCCCATCTCGGACGACTCGTAAAGCCTCATCGTCCATAAGTACCTCCACAACACGACCCTCTCCGTCCGACAACTCAAACCTCTCGTAAGGTATGACCCTTACGAAACCACGACTCTCAAGTACATCACCTAAAAGCCTACGACAAGTTAAATCAATACCGTCTTCCATGATCTGTTGAAACTCGTTCAACATCTCAAAACCTCTCTTAGACCAATCCACTTGTCCATCATCATCATGCTTCTTAAGATACTTGTTCATCATCTTTTCAAGCCCCCCTCAACCCAAACATCCCTTACAGACTGTAAAATCTCCGATACAAAGCCATACATCTCATAGCCTTCTAAGTTGATTTTATGATCCATGAAAAATTCTCCTCGCAGGACCCTCAAGACAAATGTCTCTCCTTTACCTTGCATCCAAACTACGCAAAGCGAAGATGGACTCATTGGACTTGTGGATTGGTGAACATACACAAGACTTTGATCTTTCCTTTTCAGCTCAAAAACAAAACCTAACTCACCAAGCAAGTTCTCATAACTATTGCGTATCTGATCTGCATTAACCCTAGTTCCAATAAAAGAACTATTGGCTACCCGAACTCCATTTTCTTTTACTGTTAATAACATATGGATCTCCTTTCAAGAGATTATAAATAAGGGGTTGTTCCATAGGAGACTTAACTACCCCCCAATCCTCTTTATTGCACCTAAAACCCTATGATGCTCTTCATCACTTAACTTAAATAGATTGTCAAGCACATCACTTGAAAGACCCTCAAGCCCATAAAGAGCAATGACCTCCTCTCCTGTCATTTGCGGATTAGAAAAGCACTCTTGCTCGACTCTAACCTTAGACCATCCAAACATCTCCATACACACCTCTTTATGTGGTCTAAACACCTTAACTTTAGGTTCTACTTTAGGTTCACGCTTAAATGCTGAACCCCAACCATTAAGCTCATGTACCAAGTCGGTGTAGTTCACCTTAGCCCTCTTCAAAACATGATGATAAAAAGAAATGCTCCCCCAATCACTCATTTCAAAGAACTTCCCGTCATAAGCTCCGCTACCTACCCTCTCTTTTAACCAACCATGTATGTGGTTAAAGGTAATATCTGGATATAGGTCTATAAAGTTAGGGTGGATCGTATACACCTTTGCATAAGGCATTATCTGATTTGCATCGTGTGAGTATCTTATCAAACTCATATCGGTTCTCCTTTCAAGAGACTTATATTTAAGTCTCCTTTCAAGAGATTATAAATAAGGGGTTACAAACTCGAACCCAAAAATCACAAACCCAAATAATATACAGAATCACTTATCCAACATCGCTTTTTCAAAAACGCTCATATATAAGACCCCCCCCTCTCTGGACTTAACCTTTATACATAATCTTGTAATCATGCTCCCCCATACGCTTGTATGACTCAATCTGCTCCGCATTCGCTTGCTCTATCTCATCCGAATCTCCCCAAAGAGTTAGCTCTTTGCCCCAATATCGCCCTAGATTCAAGTATTCAGAAGAAGTCATTTTTAATAAGTCTTCCACAGCTTCCTGTTTGGAGACTGGTAGTTCCAAGCCATGTCTCTTTATGTATTCTTCACAAGTCATTTGTCTTCCCTGTATTGGTAAAGGTGGTTGAAACATGGTTATAGATCAAGGGATGTCAAATTGTATGCGTTTTCAATATGGGTTTTCGGGACTCCCCCAAAAACCCATAGAGTCTTTGATGGGGTTCTGAGAGAATGTTGATTAACCCTGTCTTTGAGGGACGAGAAGACCTTTATATTCAAGGGGTTACTACTTCGCATCCGTATCTTCCTTCGGCTCGGTTTTCCCTTTTAGCTCGCTTATTTCTTTTAGGAGCTGATCACGCTCTGCTTTCAAGTGACTATTATTTTGGTAGTATGCGTTGAGGTGGTTGATCATGGTTTCTTTCGGTACGCCCTTCTTCTTGAGATGGAGGTCTTGAAGGGTAACACTCTGCCATGTTCCGTTTGGGTTCTGACATTCAGCGAAACAAACTACAGAGACTACCTCTCCTTGCACCACTTCGCCAGTATAGGATCTGTAATAGTATATGTCTCCTGCTCGTGGTAGGTCAGAGCTTGAGAGCTTGGGGTCGGTGTGTACCTCTTTTGGATGAGGGGTCTTAGTAGGAATGTTTGGTTCGGAAATAGGCTCTTCGACTGGTTCGGAATTATCTGGTTCCGAAGTCTCACTCCAAACGACAACATCCCCAAAAAGATCTAAGGGGTCTGCTTCGGCTGGGTTTCTAATCATGTCACCGTCAAGAATAAAGTCTCCGTTCTTAATGCATTGGTCGAGGACCATCTTAAAACGAGCATCGCCCATTCTTTTAACGCCCAACTCCTGCTTCGCTACCTCTTTAGCCTTCTTGATCGTCAGCCCTATGAGTGCCTTCATAGCTCGCCCTCCATACCATCGCCATAGTCGTCATCATCTAGGGCATAGTATTCATCCTCATCATCGGCACTGTCAAAGTCGAGCATCTCCTCGACCATCTTCTTTAAGATCTGTGCTTTGATCGTTTGGTGGTGGGTTACCTCGACTGAGGAGATGCCATAGTGGTGTGCCATGTCCTTGACCTCCTCATAGTTCTCAAGTTCCTCTATGAATGACTTAGCCCATATCTTCGCATCGCTCTCACTTAATCTCTCACTGTGAGCTTCGGAGATAAGGTCTTGTAGGTGTCCACAGTTATTAGCGTATGTCGTCATATTACTAGTCTCTACTTTCTTGCCATTCATCATAGCTCGCCATCGTTTGTATATCCTCATTAAACTGCCTTCGCAAGAGGGAGGTCTTAGTTCGGATAGTTTGGTGATCTCCCCATCCATTTATTTGATTTGGGTCATGATCCTCACCCCAACCTTGAGGGTTCTCTGATCGTAGGTTGATCCAAGCTCCAAGAGCTGACTCATATTGAGCCACCTCAGTGCTGAACTTACTGACCTCTGCCACCCACTCGCTAGGGGTAGGAGGAACATCAAGATCAGCAAAGGCTCGCTCGATCTCTCTCCACTCCCCACGAAAAGGTTGGGGTAGGCTGTTTCGGATGGTGGCGTATTGTGCTCGTTGTTTTTCTATGGTCGTCATGTTGACCTCCTTCTACACCTTTATATAAATAAGGGGTTACTACTTCGTATTGCCCTTATGGTGAACGATGCAGTCATAGTGTACCTCCACCATAGACCCTACACGCTTGATCTTCTTCACCCCTCGCTCTTCTAGCAACTCGACTCTATAGTAGTTGCGACCCCATGCTCCCCCTGCCCCGATGACCTTAGCTCGTGTGCGTTGTCCACCACCACCTGGCGTACCACTGAACACGATCTCATCACCGATCTTGATCTCACTCTTGTTGGGTCGGTTATCAGAGACCCAGTCCAACCGAACCAACTTGAGGAACCAGTTGCCAAGATGAGCATCGTTATGAGACTGGGGCTTATCGTGTCCTCTCCATGTCTGATAAGGGTAGGTTATAGAGTTTGTACAGTTGCCATATAGACTCACTGTAGACGCTCCATCCTTAGCCCATGTCAAGGTGAGGAAGAAGTCGCCAAACCCCTCCTTTCGGAGTACGAGATCCACCTCACCCGACAACTCAATGGCAGGTTTGGGGATCACCTTAAACCCTATCTCCTCTGCTAGATCAGTGAAGAGCTTGATGTGTCGGTCATACCACGACTGCATAGACCCTTTGGTCTTGTATGCAGTCTTGTGATGAGGTGTCGGGATCATCTTGCGAACCCCATTGATCTTCTGAGTTAAGGTCATTAGCAGTCTCCTTTTATTACAGTACCCTATAAATAAGGGGTTACCATTAGGCTGTAACCCCTTATTTATAGGGTAACATCAATCACTCTCACTCCCCCAAACGGAGAAAAAAATGACTGCGACACAAACCATATTCTTTATATCAGCACTCGTGTTCGTTGGTACCAGCATCAACGCAGGTAAAAAGGCTTTTGAGGGCAGGGCTGTTTACCACAGCCAATGCTCAATCAACCCTAATCCTGTGCAGTACCAGGGTCACACTGGGACAGTGAGTGTCCGTAGGTGGTGGTATGTGGATACTGTCACATTTGCTCAGATCAAGGCTAATAAGGCACAGCATAAAATTTGTGAGAGCGTGAAGGTTCTCATGTCGAGTGAGGCTGAGGTTGCTGAAGCTGAGAGGCTTCAAGATGTCGCCAATAACTGGATCATCTTCTTCTTCGCTTGGCTTGGTCTGGGTGTCTTGGTTGAGCTTGTGAGGGTTCAGATTGGCAACAGGCGAGAGCGTCTTGACCGACTCAACGCTGAAGCAGAGCGAGATCTTGAAGCATCAGCGAGAACTGAGTTCTGGGTCTCTTATGCGACAGCTAAGGAAACTGAGCGACAGAGATCTAAGACAGCTAATGAAGAACGAGCCAGACGAAAGGCTGATAGGGGAGCGACCCTTGAAGCTAAAAGGATTGCAAACCTAGAGCGTAAGGGATAACGAAATGACACTAAGAGAACAAATCCAAACACGAGCCGAGATTCTAGGTCAGTTAGGTGGTCGAGGCACCCTTATGACCCAAGAAGAGTATGTACTCGATAAGGGTGCTGAGATGGCTTCTAGTGAGACTTTAACAGAGGAGCAGTACTCGTACCTCAAAATGATCACAGGAATGATTGAGTGCCTCCCTAAGCAGTGTTTCCATAATGCTCAGATGATGACCCTTGCCGACAGCTACCGAGTCCACCAGAGGGTCAAGTATCACGAGGGCTATGTGTGGACTGGTTTTATGCCTATCCTCCATGCGTGGATCACCCTTGACGATAAGATTGTTGATGTGACTCTTAGCACTGACCCAGAGTCTACTCAACGCTTCCTTGCAGGAGATTCGCCACAGGGAGACTTGATGGACAGGGTGCTTGGAGTGATCCCAGATGAGTGGGAATATCTAGGTGTGCCTATGGAGAGTGAGTATGTAGTTTCCACGATGATGAAGAATCAGGAGTCCCGTTCACTCATCGACAATTGGCAGGACGGATGGCCTCTACTTTCTAAAGTGAGTTCCTCTTTAGATACGAATACGAGGTCGTAACCCCTTATATAAGAGTAAATATCAATCACCCACTTCTCAACGGAGACAACATGGTAAACCTACTCTCAACAATCATCATCCTCGAAGCTTGCAAAGGCTTTGAGACTTATGACGAAACCTTTGATCGTATGATCCCGACAGCAGGTGCAGAGATCAAATCTTTGAGCTTCGATATACACCCCTCTTACTTTGAAGATGAGGACTATAACGCCATCGCACCACTCGCACTGAAGGTGGCTACATACGATGTCATCTGTGATCCGAAGGATCGAGAGGCAATCGTGGAAGCAATCGCCAAAGGCTTTGAGGGTGTGTCGGATCATGTGAAGCTTTTCAGCATCAAGATGACCTCAACCACCAAGACTTTTTGGAACGCTCGTAAGGGTAAAGCCACCACTCATAAGAGCCACCATCAACCTCAGCTTGTAATCACTTATAGCGAGGACATGAGAATCAACCTCAAGGATCGTGAAACGAACTTCTAAGATGTCGTAGCGTTCAGTGAAGGGTCTAGGCTAGGGTTGCTCCTTTAATGCTCTTAGAGGGCAATCTGAGCGTCCTCTTTGACCATTACTAAACGATAGGCGAACTTGAGCCAATCCTCTGCATTGTTCCCCCCTTGCCACATGAGGAGTTGTACCTGCTTTTCATGTTCTCCCCAGTCAACTAAGGTCTTAGCATTAAAGGTCATCCATCGATTTCTCAAGTCTCGGTAATGACCTCTTGCTAAGTCTTCCCACATTGGAAGCCAGCTTGAGCGTGTCTCCCTTGACTTACGAAGCAACTGGATAAGGTCGGTGGTAATCATTTCTCTAGTCATTTTAGTGTCCTTGAATCATATTTAAGAGTACCTATTTATTATATGATTTGGGCTACTAAGGACTCTCAATAACTGATGTCTTTATGAGCTGGACTACTCTTATTGATCTTCTTACGACAGATGGGGCCGATAGCTTGCTTTAAGCTCGAAGGGTTAGTGAGGGGGAGAGCACATCTCGCACACTTGGCTTCACACATGATCTGTAGATTATCGGGCATCTCGAAGTCTTGGTCAGTAGATACTCCTAAGAGCCAGACGAGGGTTTCGTAGCCGATGTCGAGTCGGGGCTGATTGAGGTTCAGTCCGCATTGGATTCGGAGCGTACCTCTCTCATCGACTGTCCCGATGGTCTGATACACAGGGTCATACAAGCTGTTAAGTCCATGTAGGTTAAGGCTCACTTCAACAGGTTCATTGACGGTCTGCCCCTTTAGACGAGTCGCCTTGTAGGTGAGGTGATTGTCCTTACGCTCGTTGCCGAAGGTGAACACCCAGGACTTGGTTCTCTTGGACGGAAGGGCGACACCGTTATGGTCATGTGTCGCCCCGAAGAAAGGGGCTGTAAGGTGAGCGAGGAACTCACTAGGTTTTATCTCGACTTGCTTCATGGGTTCTCCTTTTCGATTAGTGCTTCGACCTCTATCAGAGCCTTGTCTACCCATGAGGGGGTCTCAGTCTCGTTGTGGTCTTTCAGAATGGATAGGTTCTGGTGGAGGTTGTAAGGAAGGAAGCTATAGTGATGTAAGGCTTGTTTCCACTCTTTGACCTCCAGTGGAGGAGAGAGGTCAAGGTCGTAAGCCTGATCCTCAAGAAGATCTCTTAACTCATCCTCTCGCTCGTCCTCATCCAAGTTTGGATCAAGGGTAGCCTTAGCCACTTCCTCATCAAACCATGAGCGTTTGACATCCCAAGGGTACACTCCATCCATGAGACAACACTCGCACAGTTCTGGGTCCGCTTCGTAGTCGTCATATCCGACCTGAAACATACGCCCTATCCGACCTTCTCCGCCACACTCTTGACACTCTACAGCGTCTGCGTAGGATGAGGATTGGAGGCGAGCCTTAGCTTCTTCGAGTGAAGCCTTAGCTGACTTCAACTTTTTGAGGTCTTGTTGGATCGCCTCAGTGAGTTGCTCGGAGGTGAAGTTTAGGTCTTGAAGTGAGGGGTAGTAGCTCATGTTGGCTTCTCCATTTGGGAGTGATGGGGTGCGTGATTATTCTGCACCCCTCTTACATAGTCTTATAGATAAGGGGTTACGACTTCGTACTTAGCTCACTACAATAGCATCACACCACCCTAGATTTCTCGCCCCAGGGTAGTAGGCATCGAAGTCAAAGGCTCTGCCCGAAGATAGACAAAGCCTCACGATCTCTTAAATGCCCCTCTAAGAGCCTCCCGACCCCCAACCCACCCTAGCCCTTAGACCCCTCGACTTACCTTGCTCGATGAAGCCTTCTTGCGACATACTGGCCCCATGCCATCGTCCACACTGTCTGGGTTGGTGAGCTTCTTAGCACACCGACAGCATTTAGAAGCACCCTTGATCTCAAGAGCGTCTGGAAGCTCCACCCCATTGTTGAGCTTCGTGATAAGCCACACGAGGGTACGATCTGCCACAGTCTTGCGATCAGCATCTACCACGCTCTTAGGGCTTGCCTTGTAGAACCCTCTTGGGCTGACCGAGCCGATGAAGCCGAAGTCTGAGGAGTTATCCTTGCC